AAATAGTAAATGGTTACAAAAAGGTTACAATTTTTCCCCAAGGCTGTAATAATCTTGACAATTCAGTGTAATGAAGTAAAGGTTACAAAAGTGTTACAAGTCAAGTGAAGCACTTGTCAAAGTGGTTAAAGTGTGCTATACTATAGACAATAAGAGAAAGGAGAATGCAAGAATGATAAAGCTAACCGAAGCAATGAGAAAGACGCTTGCAAATGAAGGGCGTCTCGAAACCCGCCGGTGTTTGTACCTTTATAAAGCACAGGAAAGGCGGCTGTATAAGTACAACAAGCCCGAAATGTGGAGAGCAAAAGGAACGGGCAAAGAGGCAGTTGAAATTGACTTGTCACCGTGGAGCGAAGACAGTCTTACCGATGAACAGCGGGACTATAAACAGTTTATGGAAAGTTATTTCGGTGGTAACTTTTATGGCGTTTCGTATGAAAGGAGCAAATGACATGATTCAATATATCAAACCCAGTTGTTGGGAATGGATTCTGGCAGACCTCAAGAGGAAGGAAGGGACGAAGGAGCGGTGCATCTGGGGCGGTTATCGCTATTACATTCATAGGGTTTATGAATGCACCGCAATCAGGCGTTGTCCTCAGTCCCAAGAGCCTACCTATGAAGCAGATGAGCTTGTCGCATACTTTGCAAAGGGGGAGTAAGTATGAAGATGAATCAGTGGTATTTGTACGAACAGGAAGAGGATAACACCGACCGTTTCCACCGTCATGTCATGGAGTGGGTCGAGATTCTGGGCTTGCTCCTGTCTCTGGTCTGGGGCGTCGTCGGTCTGGTGTTCTTCATTCAGCTCATGGAGACGTTAGGGGGGTTGTTCTGATGGTGGTTTTCATATATAAGTATGGGGCACGAAAGCCCGGGCAGACAGGGCGGCTTGTTTATTCCCGTGCAATGCGAGTGAGAGAGGATATTGAGGTTGACCGTGCATTATACACGTTGTATGATAGTCTTCGGGGGCAAGGTTATTTTCCGATTGTGACCCCGAAGAAAAACGGCATTCGATTCACATACACGGCAGAGAGGTGAACACCATGAAGAAAGCATTGACCGATACGGGGCTTATCAAGAAAGCCGATGAAGCAGGCGCAAGAAAGCGCAAGAGCAGTGGCAAGAAGGGCGGCAAAGCCGCCACTTCTTGCGTATCTGCACCCAAGGCGCGGAAGACGAAGACGGCAGAGCCGAAGACGGCAGAGCCGAAGAAACCGCGCAAGCAGGGCGGCAAGGGTCGCCCATTTCAGGCGCACAGCTGGCCCACATACGCACCCGGCAACAAAGCCCCGCGCAGTTACTCCGAAGAAGAGTTGAAGGGCATTGTGAAGAAAGCCGCCAAGGCGGCAAATACTCGCTTGCGCACCCTTGAGAAGAAAGGACTCGCAGACAAAGCCCCCGCTTATAAGTCTATTTCGGGCATATTGAAAATGGAGCGCCCCCGCTTCAAAGAATCCACGGCGAAGATGACCAAAGAAGAGCTTGCCAAAGAATTTCTCAAGCTCCGGGAATTTATGGGAATGAAAACGTCAACCATGACCGGGTATAAAGAATGGAATGAAAATAAGGTGCAGGCCGCGCGGGATATGGGATTTACCGGAACTCCCGAAGAGCTTGCATATTTGTTTACTCGGTATATGACGGAGAAAACTGAATCGTTGTTTGGGTCAGATATTATTTATCAAGCGATAGTTTCAAACAACATTGACAAGTTAGAATTAGAACAAATCGGCAAGGATTATCAAGCAAATCTTGAAAAAGATATTTCACGGGGAGAACGGTTGTTGCAACTGTACAGAGCACGACAAGGGAGAAAATAATGCGATTCAGTCAAGATATTAACGTGTGTGAGACGGCAGAAGAATTTCTTTTTCGTGTTGCCATGCCGTATGAAGTACACAGCAACAATAAGACTTATTTAGACGTTACTTGCACGTTTGATATTGAGACGACGAACAGCGACGCAGACGGATTTGCATACAGTTTCCAAACGTGTATTGACGGTGTGGTAGTTGTTCCCCGATACTTTGAGGACTGGGCAGAGATTATTGAAACGCTGTGCGATAAGTGGCGCGTGACAGAGAAGCGCAAGCTTATAATTTATGTTCATAATCTAGGGTATGAGTTCACATATCTCATTCAATTGTTAACGCTCCGTTGGGGTGACTGTAAGGGCCTTTACACGAAGAGCCGTCACCCCCTTACTCTTGAGTTTCCAAACGGCATCGAGTTCCGGGATTCTCTCAAGCTCTTTCAGAAGTCTCTTGCAAGAGCCACAGAGGGATGCAAGCACGAAAAGTTGAAGGGAGATTTAGATTATACCGTTTATCGCACTCCCGATACTCCCCTTGATGATAAAGAGTTTGCCTATTGCGTCAATGATGTCTTGGGACTGTATGAAGCAATAGAGCGGATGAAGAAAGAGCGCGGCTTTAATGCCGCAAACATCCCCATTTCAAATACAGCTTTAGTGAAGCAAGAAGTCATGAAAAGTGTGGGCAAAGACAGGCAATTCCCTTTCGTAAAGGAAAAGCTTGCCCTGTCGAAAGCTCAGACCTTTCTTGCATATAAAGCAATGGCAGGGGGCGACACACACGGCGCACGGTGGAAAGCTGGGTACACCTTTAAGAATTGCAATTCCTACGACTTCAAGAGCGCCCACCCGTCGCAACAGCTGTTGCGGAAGTTCCCGATGGGTGAGCCGTTCGACCTTCCCGACAATGTAGAAATAGGCTTTGCCGATTCACTTATAGAAGACGGTTTCGGCTGGGTGGGCCTGCTCCGGTTTGAGAATCTGAGTGTAAAGGATGAATGCCCAGACCCCTGCATAAGCGTCAGCAAGTTTCACAGTGCATCGAAGTTCACGGATGACGACACGGACAACGGGCGTATTTTACGGGTGGAGTGGTGCGAAGTCTATTGCGATTCAAACGACTGGCAGAGAATCAAAGAAGGATATGATTTTGATTCTGTAGTAGTCATGAAAGGGTTTGCTTTTCGCTTGGCTTATCTGCCTGATTCATTCCGCAAAACGATTTTCGAGAAGTTCAAAATCAAAGAAACCATGAAAAACAGCCCCGATTATATGTTTTCTAAAATCTGCGTGAACACGATTTTTGGAGCTACCGCACAGAAACAAATCCGGGATGAATATACTGCCGAAATCAAAGACGCTATAGAATGGAAAAAAACCAGATGGGAAGACAACCTTGACAACATGGATGATAAAGCGGTTAAAGAAGCACAGATAGGCAAATCCCGGAACGGGCTTGGAACAAACAAGAATTTTCCTTTTCTTTGGGGTCTGTGGACAGCCAGTTCGACCCGCCTTGAACTGTGGCGGCTGTTAAAGATTGTTGGCTGGGATAAGGTCATATACTGGGACACGGATTCATGCAAATTTGAGGGCGAGAAAGTCCCGGCAGTTGATGAGTACAATGAAGAAATCAAGCGGCAGTGCATCGCCCGAAAGTGCGTTGTGCAGAAGGACAACGGCAAGTGCGTTTATATCGGGGTAGCCGAAGACGAACACCCACAGGCCGATTATGGCTATCAAGAGTTCCGTTTTCTCCATGCGAAGTGTTACGCCGCGCGTAACTGTGACGGGGTTCTAGAAAGCACCATTGCAGGCGTCGGCAAAAAAGAAGGTGTTGCCGCCCTCAAAAATGATATTGACAACTTGAATAATTTTCTTGTAATCGCGGATACTGGGGCGCAGTTACTCACTTATCACGACGCCCCCGCCCACGTCCGCACCGATTTTGCAAAGCCCACCATGTCGGCGTCGTGGATAGTCATGTCTACAAAAAGTTATGCAATAGGTGGAGCAACACCCGAAGACATCGACATAGAAAGATTGGGATAAAGAAAAGCCCCGCCGAAGCGGGGCTTTGTTATTGTGTCAGGCGGTCGGACCGTCAGCGGCAGGAACGTCACCTGCAGTGGTGTAATTGTCGGCACTGTTCCGGTACACGACAACATAGAAAGGAGAATCGGGAGTGAAGTCGCTACCCAGCCGGGCAATAACGCCGAATGCATTGTTGATGTTGCCGGTCGTCACCCAGTTCGGCACGGGGACTTCTGTGCCGTCAGCCTTGTACAGGTGAAGTTTGCCCTTCGTAGTATCGACATTGACGCCCGGTCTGTCTTTGTAAGAGAAGACAGGATAGGGGAAGAGGCCGAAAATGCTCCACACGTTCGGCGCGTCTGCCGTATGAGAAGGAACGCCCAGAGCAATGGAAGAGGCCGCGTTGTTATAGTCGCCGGTTTTAAGGGGAATACGGGCGGCGTCCTGCTTATCAACATACACCGTGGTAGCGTAGCCGTCGAGACTGGGAATGTCGGTCTTGTTGGCCTTGTCAGTTTGCAGGCTGGCAATGTCTCCGGCGTGCTCAGTAAGCTCCCCTTCCATAGAGGCGACGCACTGGGTGATAGACTGGTTGGGGTGCGCCGTCTTCCAGTCACCCACAATGTCGTCTTGCCGCTTCTGATCGGCGGCGAACTCCGTTTTGGTCACATGGTCAGCGCTTGCGGCTTTGAGGGCCGTAATTTCGCCGTCCTGTGCCGTGTCTTTGGCGTCGATACGCGCAATGGTTTTTGCGTACTCCTTCGGGTCGATAAGTTCAAGGTGCTCCACCTTGTCATCGACGGCGGCAATGGCAGTATCAAGGGCGGCGTCCTTTGCCTTGAGGTCTGCGATAGACTGGGTATGTCCGTCGGTCGTAGTCTCAAGGGCAGAGATACGGCGCTCATGGTCGGACAGCTCGTCAGAGTGCCGGGCCAGCTCCTGAGCATTCGCCGCGATGAGTTTACCGTTTGCAACCTCTGCCGCTTTGGCGCGGTTCGTCTCAGCGGTCAGGGCGGTATTTGTGGCGTCGGTCTTGGTATCCAGAGCGTCAAGACGCCCTTCGGCAGTCGTGGCGCGTCCTTCCAGAGCGTCAAGCCGCCCGTCCTGCTCCACGTCCTTTTGCTGGATGTGGGCGATAGCGTCCGCGTTCTGGGCAATTTTGGCCTCATCTTCGGTAAGGTCGGCCCGGAGTCCGTCGGTGACAGAGGTGAGCCGTTCGATAGACGTATGGTTATCGGTGACTTCCTTATGAAGAACGGAAAGCTGTGCGGCGTGGTCTTTGAGCTGTTCCGCGTGCTTTGCCAGCTCCTTGGAGTTGACAGCGATGCTTGCGGCGTTGTCCTGAATATTCTCCGTATTCCGGGCGATGTCCTGCGTGTTCTGGGTGATAGTTGCGGCCTGTGCATCGTTGACCGTCTCGATGGCAGAAAGCCGTGCGTCCTGCTCCCGGTCTTTCGCCTGAATGGCAGAGATGTCAGTGTCGTTGGAAGTGATTTGGCGCTGAAGGTCAGCGTCCTTCGCTTCGAGTGCGGCGATGTCCTTGACCGTCTGGGCCTGCCCGGCCTGAAGGTCAGAGATAGCCGCGTCAGCGTTGTCCACGCGCTCTGCGAGAGCGTCCACCCGGGCGACAGTGGACGCAACAGTGTTCTTCATCTCTGCGTTATCCTTGTCATACTGGGTGATTTTATCCCGGAACTCCTTGTTGTCAGATGCAAACCCTGTCACCTGCTGGGACAGGTCTTTCACCTGATTTTTGTACTCTTCGACCTGTGCATTATATGCACCGGTCAGCGCCCAGTAACGCTCATTCTTGATGTCAATGCCGGGCGGCACGGGACACTTCGAAGTGTAGGACTCACCCTTATAGGTGACGATAGTCAGGGACTCGTATCCCCGCTCAGTGTCCCACTCGATGGGGTCAGCGAATTTCGGGACGTAACGCGCACCAACGTACATCGACGGCCCACAGCCCGGGGGCGGGGGCGGCGTCGGACGCGGCGGGCGCGGGGGGCAACAGGGGTCAGGATGGCAGGGGTGGCACTCGCCCCCGGGCGCGTAGGGCGCGGGGTCGATGGGAAACGGACGGCAATTCTTATCATGTGCCATATTGATAAAGCTCCTTCCTTAGTAATACTTGATGATGAGGTGGCCGTACTCCGGTTCGGTAATGTCAGCACCGGTGTCAAAGGTGAGCCACTTCCAGTTAGCAGGGACATAAGCGCAGAAGCGCCCGGAGTCGGTCAGCCCAAACCACACGAAATGAACCATTTCGTTGACCATTGCGGGAAGGTTCTTGTCTGCCCACTCGATGAACCGCCCGTCTTCAAAGTCCCCGCTGTTGAGACGGTCGTTAATACAGTGCTGTGCATTGGTCAGGGCTTTCGTAGCCTGATTCAGGGCGGCAATGTTGCCGCTGTTCGAGTCCAGCCCTTTCGAGAGCTGTTCAACGAACGCCTGCAAGCTCTGAATCTGGCCCACCATCCATCTTAAATCATATTGAAAGGGGTCACCCGGGGTGGCGAACGGGGGATACATATTGCAGTTCATTACTTCTCCTTTCTGCCGATGAGGCTGTCAAGATAGTTGTCAGCGGCAATAGCCTCTTTGGTAAAGCTATTGTTTTCCCACCATGCCCAGATAGCCGCGCCCACGGTCATACCGGTGGAGATGAGCTGTTCAAGCTGTGCATCGTCCACGGGAATGGGGCTGTGTCCGGTCGCAGAAAGAATCTGATTCATAAGAGCCAGAATCAGAACGGCGGTACGGGTCATAGTAGAAATCTTAATTTTATTCATGCATTCACCCCCTTTCTGAGATACTGAACTTCACGTTCAAGGTCTTCTATTCTGTGGTTTGCAACTTTAAGTTGCTCTTCCAGTACAGGAACTCTCGAAATCAGGGTATTGTGTTCCCTGACTTCCCGTGTAAGTTCGTCTAACTTGGTATCGGTGACGGCCTGAGATTTGCTGTTGGCAATGAGCACACCCGTCAAGGTGATGATTCCTGTTATTACGGCGGCTATCACTTCATTCACATTCTAGCACCCCCGTCAATAACAGTCAAGGCAGAAAGCACGATGGAAGTCGTCAGCGATTTTAACGTAAATATCGAACAGAACAACGGCCCTTTCTGCTTCAATCATCTGTTGGGTAGTCGTGACGCCGATGTTGCCCGATTTGCTGTATTCATGAGTCACGGTGACGGTGGTGTTCTCTTTCCCCGTCTCAAGAGATACGGCGTGTTCGTTGTGCTTGTTGTCCTTCAAAGACTCGTCCCGGGTACGGTCGTCGTATTGGTTTTTCTTGACGCTCCCGCCCTTGGTAGTTCCCTTGTCCGCGTGTTGGTCTTTCGAAATGCTTTCGGCGCGGGTATCGTCAACTGTGCCGTCCGACGCCGCCGAATGGGTATCACCGTGGGTGTCGGATGTGGACAAATCGCGGGTAGTTTCAAATGCATGGTTTTCGGTGTTCTGGGTCGTGTCTTGGTCGGTCTTCACGCCCTGCGTGAAGTCGGTGTTCTGGGTCGTGTCTTCGTGCTCTGTCCAGTTGGTTTTCTTGGTTTCGTCCGAATGGCCTTTTTCATCGGTGACGGTATGGCTGGCATTGTCCGGCTGGTAGGTGGCCTCATTTTCGGCAGACAATTTGTTTTCGGTATCGCTGACGGTGTTTTTGGTCGTGTCGATTGTGTCCGTCATGGTTTCGTCGTGCTTTGTGTCCCGTGTTCCCACGACACCAGTATGAGAAGTGGTATCAACCTGACTATCGAGAGTGCCTTTAATATATTCGATAAAGTCCCGGGTCTTCTCACCCTCTGCCGTCGAAAGGTTTTTGTCGTGATAATGCCCATCTTCTTTATTCCACCCGTCATGCACGGTTTTGCTGTGCTGGGTGGCGTCGTCGGTTTTCCAGCCGTTGGCGGCAGTGTCTTCATGATAAGCACCGTCCTCAGTGTTCCACCCGCCTTTTGTGCTGTTGGCAGTGGCGGTATCTGTTGCCCCGCCGTGGCTGTGGGCGTCGCTCTGAGTGCTGGTATCCCGGTCGGTGGTCGTGGTATCTGTGCTTCGCTCTGTCATCTCAGTATTCCATATGGGATTATAGGAAAGCTGTGTTGTAGCATACAGTTTTGCCCAGATGGGACAGAGCCGTTTTGACCACCAGTATAATTCACTCTTCATATAAAGGGGGTCGGGGTGGTACAACGGGGCGAGTCCATGCAGATGACGAATAGCCGAAATAGCCTGTATTTTATCCAGCCCCGTGGGCAACACCATGTTTGCAAAAAGGTCGTGGTCGTACATCAACAGCGCTTCAAGGTTTGCACCACTGTCCAGCTCATTCACCAGTGTTCCGTAATAAATCGGCATTGTCTTCACTCCCTTCTGTGTCCTGCTTCGGTTCGTTAATTTTGAAAGTAATGTTCAGGCCGTACATTTTGTTCACTTCATCAAGGGACTTTTCAAGGCAAATTCTCCACACTTCCCGGCGGTTGAATGTCTCAGCGTCCGCGCTTTCGCTTTCGTTGACGTTCATCCGCTCCTTCTTGTCGGGCTGGACTTTGATGCCAAGTTCCCGGTAGAAGTCCATAAGAATGGTTCTTCTGAACTCCATGAGTTCGGGGAGTATGAAGTTCTTTGACAAATCACGGTCAATTTGCATGATGGGCAGTTCATAAGCCCCGCCCTCTCCGGTCTTACCGTCAAGGGGGCGTTTGAGGTCGGCGTTGAGCACAATACCCGGCTCACCGTTCGCCAGCCGCTGGAACATCATTTCAAGGCTTTTCTTCTGCCGGTCGTCTTTGGCAAATGCACCATATGCAAACCGGGCGTTCAAGGCGCTCTGCCTAATAGCTACTTCTGCGTGTTGCATTTCAACGGCATACTTGGTGATAATGTCCCAAATACCACGATAATCCGGGGTGAGCTTGATAACGCCGCACTCAGTACCTATTTCAAGGGGGCGGTTGAACTGGAAGAACTGTGTGGAAATGGTCATTGCGCGGGGCTGGTACTGTAAGCCGTACCCCGAAGGATACCCCGGCTGTACCACCATGCCATACTTCTTAGTGTTGAACACAACAACATAGCCCATTCGGAAAAGCTGGTACATGAATGCATCGTAGTCCCAGCCGATTTGTCCGGGTGCGGCCTCTGGTAGGCCGTCGAACTCGATGATTGAACGACATCTCTGGAAGAATGAACGCTCCCAGTAATTAAGAGCGTCGTTGGAAATGCTCTTGATGAATGTTCCACATGGAACACCACCGTCAAAGAATCCGTCATAACATTGATACATTCTAATCACCTCACTCGATAAATACGCCACTGTCCATAGCGCGGTTGATATATGCTATTTCGTCCGGCTTTGCTCCTTCTGGCTGACAAGAGAAACCACGGGTTTTACAGTATCCAGAAACGGGCGTTGCCACCTTCATAACGGGATACCCGTACAGGCTTTGATAGCCTGCATCGTCAATCGGGGGATAATACAGAAGCGTCAACCGCGCTTCGGTGGGTAACAGCGTCTGTGACGCGCCTGCCGTAAAGCCCACGCTCTGGGTGATGGGGGTGATGGTCTGCCGGAGTCCTTCGGCGGCTGTTGCCGCGCCCTGCATAGCCGTCTGAACGCCGCCTACCTTGCCGATGAGTCCCGGGGTCAGAATCGCCGCTCCAACACCACCACCGAACTCCATTGCACCGCCCACAATGGTGGACGCGCCGCCCATTGCCTTGATGGGGTCAATGTTGCTTGCGCCGATTCCGTAGGGGCTGGAAATGTTCGTGCTTCCCACGAATGCGGTGTAGTCTCCTGCTGTTACTCTTACCGTAACAGAACCGTCTATCAAAGTCAAGCACCATTCAATATCCACGGTCAGAGCGTTGTTACACTGGTCTACCGGGATACCTACAACGCCGATATTCGGAACGTAAACTTGTATCTGACAATTCATCCGTTTCCAGTCCTCAGCGGGCCACGGAATGGGAATGGCTGTCGTGACCTTCCTGTTATCCTTCATGGAGACGATACGGCCCGTGACTGCCGTATCGAAGCCGCCCAGAGTAATGGGACTTTGACGTCCTGCCCCGTACCGTTCAAAGTTTATCGGTAGCCAGTAACAGGAACGGATATTTTCAACTGCCGAAGAGCCGAAAACAAACTTGTTCATGAACTCCGGGAGTGCAATCTTCCAGTCAACCATTGCTTTGGTTTCTGCTTCCCATAAAGCGGAAAGGGCTGTCAACAGGGTGTTCATGGTCGTCTGATTCACGGCATAAGTGGCGAGTCCACCTTTGCCCACACAGGACAGCATATAAACGCCCGTATCGGGGTCTAAATTGCCGTCCGTAATATCGATAGCCACGGTTGAAACCGTCGGACGTCTTGCGACGTTTTGCCGTGCATCCTGCAAACGGAACTGCGCACCGCTTGCGTCACTGTTGAAACCGTACTCGATAAACGCCTTGGTTTTGAGTATTGCTTCACGGTAAGTTGCAAGGGGGTCAATACTCAGACTGATTTGCCAGATGTTCGCCCGAAGGGTGGTAATATCGTCTATCCAGTAAAACGACTTGGTTTCTTCACAATGGCAGTAGTTCCACTGCGGCGAAATATTTATGGAATTGATTGTACAGTAGATAACAGGATGTTCCATGCTGGTGGGTTTCTTAAAATCGCACCGTTCTAAATCCTTCAAAACCCCATAGTCAAAAGCCTTGGTTGAATTAAGCCGCTTTTCCACGTTTCCGAAATGAAAATGATAACCATGCTCTACACTGGGTTCGGGGACAGCTCCATTGAATGTGCCTGCCATTTCTATCACCTCTTTCTATAAAATAAGCCCCGCCCCAGAGGGGGCGGGGCGTTCAGCTGTTACGGGCCGGGGTTCACCGGGTCGGCCATATAATAAAGGATTGCGTTTTCCGTGGGGTCGAGAGTGTAGTTCATCTTCCAGTGATGCTCGATGTTCCAATACTCGCCACGGATGTTAAAGGGAGACGTCCACACGTTATCCTTGAAGTAGGTCGTCGCCATAGCACGCTTGTCGTACAGCAGGCCCACCACATAGTCGAGCTGGACGGGCTTGCCCTGCTCTGCCTCTCCGGTGGTCACGTTGAACTGAGCGGGGATAATGTTGATGGCGGAACGATTGTTGATGTTCTGCCAGAAGGTGACGCCCTCATAGTTGCCGAAGGACAGATAGCCCGGGCCGAAGATAGCGGGATAGACCCACGCCTTTGCATCGTTAATGAGGGGCTGGTACAAAAGAAGTTTCTGTTCACTCTTGGGAGTGTGCCGGAACAGGTGCAGGGTGTTTCCCTTGTCATCGGTGCAAAGGGGCGTCAGGTGGAACAGCTCAGTAGACTCTTCCAGAAGCGCAGTATCCGTTTCCAGACGACTCACAAAGAAAGAAAGAAACTCCTGCAAATGGGTGGTAAGAAGTTCGTGGGTCGTGTAGGCGGTATTCCGGGCCACATTGAAAGCCTTAGTAAGGTTAACCTTACTGCCCGGCTTGCCGGTGTTGTAGATAGCGCCCATATAGTTCATGACACACAGGCGGTTTTCCATCTCCTTCCAGCGGGCAACGTCGTTCTGAATCTCGACAGCCAGACCCTGCATGAAAGCGGAAAACTCCGACTCAGACTGAAATGCCGTGTTGAGCTGGTCAAGGAACCGGGTGTACGTCTGGTTCAAAGTCTTCTGGTCGCCGTACCACAGTTCAAGCGGGTAACGCTTCTTGATTTTGTACATATCAAGGCTGTTACCGTCCACCAGAGTGTCGGGGTTCTGCTGGGTGTTGATAAAGTCGGTCTGTTCAAACTCGCCTGCGAAAAAGGCGATTTTTTTCATGAACAACCCCCAGTCCTGACGACTCACTTCAATAGAAGTGAAGCGGCCCGTATACGCGCGGCTGTCGATGACAGTGCGGGCCACCATGTTGGAAAGGGCCTGCAACGTCCCTTCTTTGCTGGTCGAAAGGCACATCTGACCGACGTTAATGAAAGACGAAGTATCCACAGCGGTGATAGTCCGCTGGCCCGTGACGTCCTGCAAGACGTCATTGACAATGGTGTAGACGTCCTTCGGACTGAACACGTCAGCCTTTGCAAGGGTGGGCATATTGTTCTTCGATTTTGCCACGGTTTACACCCCCTTCGAGAAGTCCGGCGCGGCGTCCGGGATTGCGGGCATAATAGCCGCCCTGATGATGTCATCGACCGACACGGCGTCGGCGGTATTGTCGCTCAGACTCCCCGCCGTGGGGGTCGCCAAAGTGTCCAACCGCGCAGTGAGTGCGGCAATGCTCTGGGCCATAGCGCCCCAGTCCGGTACTGACGGGGCGGCAGGCGAACTTGCGGTAGCAGTCACATTTGTTGCAACGTCACCGGGCAAGGGGGGCGCACCCGTCAGCGGCGCGGCCTTGGGAGTAGTGGGGGCGGGTGCGGGATTGCTACCCAGAAGGGCGGCAATGTCGGCCTTGGAATAGCCTGCACGGGCCAGCATAAGAACGTCATCGAGTTTCATTTAATAAGCTCCTTTCCAACGGCTCTTGCCGTTTCTGACATCCACATGAGTGAATGTATGATAGATTCCGATACCCCCAGACGCTCCCAAGAAGCACTCTGCATACTGGGCTACTTTCTCCGGGCTGATTCCTTCAATCCAGATGTCAGCCGCCTTACCTTCGCAATGCTGAGACTTCGGAGAAGCGTTTTTGATAGTTCGGTTGTACTCCTTGGAACGGTATCCGCTGTTAATGTGTACCGGCTTGCCGGTCAGGCGTCGAATGTTTTCCAAGAGGTCAATCAAACGGGGGTCGATGATGACAGTATCACAGGGGTCTTTCCTGCTGTGAAACTCCTTCACTTTGAAGTGAGGGGAAACAAACGTGTTTGCGTCTGTCCTATATGAGTACGATTTCAATCCAAACACCCCTTTCGGGCGACAATACTATAAAACGGGGGTATGCAAGATAAGAATGCAACTCCACGCCCTTCCGGGGCGCTTATCTTTTGGAGTCCCCCGCACCTTTATAATAGCACTTACTCTTCCTTCATGTCAAGATATTCTCTTATTTTGATAAGGGCCGGAACGTCAGCACACCAGACTTGACCCATAACAAACATTAAACCGAAGTAAGGATGAGCCAGCCTAAAAGTATTTCGCCCGGCCTGTGTGTCGGGGTATACTTCATGGGACTGGTGAGGGGAACTGCAAAGATAATAGTGCGCGTCATCGTATTTGTAACAATACAAATCCCCCACTTTGAATCCCGGTTTCATACCGCGCAAGCTCATCGGATGAACGGCTTCAAGATTGTTGTAACTAAATTTGTTTTCCATTGCCATTTGATAGAACTTTGAATCCTTGTTTTTCATCATGTGTTTCATGAATGCTGTTTGAGCGCGTTTCTCACTGACTTGCTGAGACTTCGGCATACAGAGGAAAACGCCGCTATCTGTGAGCGTCCACTCCTTGCCCGTCCTTGCCATTTTCGCAATCTCATCCACAACGCCCAGTTCAACCAGCACCGGGGACGTAATGTCAAAGGCGTTTGCAAGTAGCCATATTCTCAGCGGGGGTTTGCCCTCAAGTTCCCTGTTGCCGTTTATGGTGACATAGGCATTCAAAAGAGCGTCGCCCTCTGCCTTGCGTTTAACCACGATTTTTTCCGGGATGAACTCATCATACACGACATCATGAAAGGCAGAGCCATTAAAGCCGCGAATGTTCGCAATGCTGGGAAGGGTCATCCCTATGCCGTATTTCTTGATGCAGTCTTTGGGCTTTCCGTCCTCATACTCATACTGTCCGATGGTGTAGGTTACTTTGCCGCTCTTCACAATGTCCACGTCAAAACCTTCATTCTTGAGGGGCAAGAAGGGGTTTAATTGTGGGTCAGATGTGATTGCGTCAAACTCTGTGGTGGTGCGGCGCAGATACAGAAATGGCTTGTCGTTCGTCAGCTCATACAACAGTGTGCCGTAGGTTTTGCCCACCTGTCGTTTACCTATTATAATGTTACACCAAGCCCCTAACGCAGAAACGGCTGGGATGTTCACCCAGCCGTCGTTTGTATAGAGGTCGAGCGCAACTTCTCTGTTACGCTTTCCCATTGTTACACCTCATGCCGGGTCTTCCAGTCCACCGGGTCGCCTGCCTGCGTTGCGTGGTTAATAACGGCCTGTGCGATTCTGTCCTCATCGGCACTGTCCAGCCACACCCCGACGGCGTCCACCCACTTGTCGGACTTGTTGCTCTTGTTCTGAGGGGGGCTGACGAACGCGCCGTTCTTGCCGTCAATGACCTTCATGTTGTACAGGGCAAGGCCGGGAAGGTTAAGGGTGAATGCAATCACCTTGTCACTGAGGAAACGACAGCCGCTGACGGTCGCCCCCTTGATGTTCAGTTTGGGACGGTCGTCATACTCAGGGGCGGCAACGGTCGAACGATTCTTGTTGAAAGTAGCCATAATAGAATCTCCTTATTAAAGTTTCTGGGCGGCGTGAATCACGTCCAGCTTGTCGATGATGGTATACAGCAGTTCGTTTGTCTTGCCCTGTGCGGCGAGCATCTTCGTCAGAAGGTCAACGAGTGCGGCAAGTTTGTTGTTGATGTCCTGCATGGTCTTGCACCCCCTTATCCGAAAATCCAACGACTGAGGAACTGCTTCCCCACGGGGTCGGCGTTTGCGGGGTACAGCGCAGAGGGCTTGAGGTGGTCGTTGTACACGGTGGCGATGAGATGGTTCTGCGCTTTAAGCTCTGCTTCCATCTGGGTCATGGTCTTGTTCTCGTGACAACAGGGATTCCAAGCGGGACTGTACGGAAAGCCGTGTCTTGCGCCCTCTTCGAACGCCGTGATGGGAACGGGGTCAAAGCGGCCCACACCAGACACGATGTTCGAAAGGTTCTCGTCCTTGTCGTACACCAGCCCATAGATATTCTGGGCCGCGTCCTCATAGAACAGGACAAAGGACACGTTTGCCGGAACACAGCAACCGGCAGTGCAGGTGTCAGGCATTGTCTACCTCTTCTTTCTGGGCGGCGTCCGGCTCTTCGTCGTCCGGTTTCTCGCCCGTCTCTTCCAGCTGGCTGTTCAGGTCGTTAAATGCGAAGTCGGCAGGGACGGCGGCACACATCTCATAAAGGATGTTCGGATAGTTAACATCGAGAGCGTCCATCTCGAAGACTTTCGTCCCGGCCTTGCTGGCTACGACTTTGTAGCCGTCCAGCTTGGCGCACTCAGTACAGGCGCGGAGATTGTGCGCTTCGATGAAGAGAAGGTCAAAAACCTTCCTTGCCTTAACAGCGGTGAGCAGAACGTACTTGATAGAACATTTCATGAGGTCTTATCTCCTTTATAATAGTGGTGGATGTTCGGTATTTGAAACGCTGTTGTGTTTCATGGTTTTATTCTACACCTAAACTAGCTTATTGCAAGGATTTTGCGCCCCTTCATTTGTAAACATTTTATGAACGCTCGCTTTGACAAGTGCTTCACTTGACTTGTAACACTTTTGTAACCTTTACTTCATTACACTGAATTGTCAAGATTATTACAGCCTTGGGGAAAAATTGTAACCTTTTTGTAACCATTTACTATTT